ATACACATTGCAAAAGCTGCGAAAGCAGTTGGCGTTGATGGTTACTTTTTTGAAGTACACGAAAATCCTAGCGCTGCATGGAGTGACGGGTCTAATATGATTAAGTTAGATAAATTTGAAGAAATATTAAAACAATTAGTATGAGAGTATTTATAGGGCATGATAGCAGATACCCAGACGCTACTAAAGCATGCTACAATTCGATTAAAGCATATAACAAAAACATTAAAGTAATACCTTTATATAAACATAAGTTAATAAACAAAGGTGTGTATGGTAGAAAAGATATACAAGGTGAATCAACAGAGTTTTCATTTACTAGGTTTTATGTGCCACTTATGTCTGCCTACAAAGGTGTGTCTATGTTTTGTGATAATGACTTTATATTTAGAGATGATGTTGCTAAAATTTTTAAACAACTAAACGATAGAGATTTAGTAGCTTGTGTTAAGCATAAGTATTATGAATCAAAATCTACCAAAATGGACGGCATTGTAAATAAAGCGTATCCAAGAAAAAACTGGAGTTCATTAATGGTTTTTAATAATGAAAAGTTAAAAGATATTTTAACAAAAGAATATTTAGACAATGCTAGCGCTGCGGATTTACACCAATTAGCTTGGGCTGAAAACAAAATAAGTGAGATTGATAAAATATGGAATCATTTAGTTGGAGAACAAGATGGTTCTAGTAACGCTAAGGGTATACACTTTACAAATGGTGGACCTTGGTTTAAAGAGTATAAAGATTGTGAATTTGCAAATGAATGGAGAAAGATATTAGGAAAATAGTAAAAGATAAATCAGTTATATTTGTTGGTAATTCTGTAGAAATAATGAAGCATGAACATGCTAAATTTATAGAAAGCCACGATATAGTTGTTAAGTTTGGTAGAGCATTAGAAGCTACATCATTACAAGAAAAATCACTAAGCGAAAGAGTTGATGTATGGGTTACTGGTCAGTTTAGATCTCATGCGTTTAGAAAAATGAAAGATCATTTTAAACCTGGTGGTAAGTTTGAAAATACACATATATTACTAAATAGATCAAGAGGTAACTTTCATTTAAAAGAGTTTGTTATTGAAAAACATATGTGTCCTCATTTAATAAAATATGGTTATCAAGAAATGTATAGTGATAAAGAAATTATTGATACTATGAAAGTTTTTGATAAAGATATTATAGGTACTGATCTTAGACCATCAAGTGGTTTTCTAACTATATTGTGGTTTATAGAAAAAGTTAAAACATATAAAAGCTTATCATTGATAGGCTTTGATTTCTTTACAAAATCAACACCAGCTAAAAGAGTTGGATATAATAAAAAATCTAAAAAATCAAACATAAGCGCACACGATCCACATAGCTGGCATTTACCTATATATTTAAGGGCAGCAAGTGCTCATGATACTTATCTCGAAGAACAATTTGTTTCTTGGTTAACAAGAACAAATCAAGTTACTTGGCATATATTAAGTGATTTAAAAAAGAGAAGTATTAAGTATACAGGCTGGGCAAAGAACTTACCAATGATAATAACAGCCTCTAATGAAAGAACTAAATATTACAAATCAAGGGTTAAAACTACTTAGCGCCACAAGGCTTACCATTAGCTATATTAACCCATTTTTCTTTTTGGAACCAATCACGTAGTGTAGCTCCTTTTTTTCTAGCGCCTTTTACATTAGACTTACTAGATCTTTTATATTTACCTTGAGCTGCAGCACTACGTTTAGCACGTATTACTTTTTGCTTTTCAGCTTTGCTCATGCTTTTGTATTTATTATATGGCAAACAAACTTTCTTTGTTCCACCACCTTTAATTTTACTTTTTGGCATTTTTAGGTTTTTTATGACCACATCCTTTCTTCATAAGTGCTTTATGTTTTCTAAGACTACTTACATCATGGACAGATCCGTCCTTACAATACATTTTATGATTTTTCATTTTTTGATTTTAAAGTTTTATTAGCATCTTGTTCCCATGGTAATTTTCTACTCTTTGTATTTATTTGATCAGTAGCTATTTTTAAGCTTTTACCGCCTGGGTTAGCTTTCCATTTGTAGTATAAACTATTAAATTGTAATTGAGGTTCATGATCTTTACCAAATAAACTCATTTGTCTTTTGTGTCCTTTTTCATGCTTTATAGTTTCAAGCATTTGTTTAGGTTTTAAATCTTTATTTACAAATATAGTTTTATTCTCATCAATATAACCCCAATGTTTTCCACTAGGCATATCAACAAGCTTAACGACATTATCTAGTTTGTTAGAACTTGGATGCAAGCTTAACAACTGATGAAAAGATTTCATTTTAAATCCCATTACTTCTTTTTTCTTCTAGTTTTTCTTTTGGTTTTTTTACCTTTTTTCTTTTCGTTTTTTGATGCCCAAACCGCTTTACGTTGAGCTGCACTAGCATATCCCATTATCTTCTTTTTTTAATTTTTACACAACTACCTTTAGAGTATTTTTTAGTGCCAGCTTTTCTTTTGTAGCCTTTCCAGCACTTAGGCATGTAATTATTTTTTACCACCTTTTCCCATTTTACCTGGTCCGCCTTTTTTAGTGCATCTTACACCCCATCCTGAAGCGTAGGCGCTAGGCCATACTTTAAATTTTCTTTTTGCAGCTGATTTACAAGCTGGACTAATTTTTCCCATTTCCTTTAATTTTTTCGATTGAACTAATACCAAAGCAACCTAGTGTAACCCATACAAATGAGTTATAAACTACTTCATTAATAATAAGATCTTTTTCAGCTATCACACTTGTTGCTAAATCTGCTACAGCAAATAATGTCATTACTATAAATGACATAAATCCTATAACATTTTTTTCATTAATTTCGTTTTTATCTTTAAATAATGCCCACATAATATTTATTTTTTACCACCACGTGAATATGGAAATAAAGCATTCATAGCTTTACGCCTACCTTCACAACCACATGGTATATTTAAACCTTTTGATACTCTATCTACAGCTGTCTTAATGCCAGTCTTAGTAGTGAATTTATGTATAGTGTCTCCTAATCCTCTTGATTTCATAATATTAACATTTCCATCTACGTCTAGCAGCTTTACCTCTTTCACCGGTCCAACCTTTTGATCTAGCGCAAAATGATTTTCTTCGTTTAGCAGCTTTACTACCAGGCTTTACTTTACCTGTTACTGCTGTTTTTAATTTACTACCAGGGTTTTTACGTTTATAAGCTGCAACTCCTTTTTTAGTCATACCAGCACCTTCTTTAGTAGTTCTAAAGTTTCTATTCTTACCTTTAGTAGTTTTTCTTACGTCTGGTTTTGGCATAATTAATTATTTTTTTTAGGATTATCTTTTGCTGGATTAGGTGGGTTTATAACTGGTCTATTTGGCGGTCTATTAATAGTTGGCGTATTATTATTATTATTATAATTGCTATTACCACTATACAAAGGTTTATGTACGTTGTACAAACCTGGATGATAATATGGTTTATCCCATCTAGTGTAGTAACCGTTGTATGGTCTATACCAATCATAACCAACCACGTTATACACTACGTTAGGTCTTATATCTCTGATAGGTATTTTTAAAGTATCACCGTTTTCAGTTAATGCTAACACGTGAGTTACTTGAGGCCCTTTGCTTTGATAATAATAAGGTGAACAACTAGCTAACATAGCAAGTAATAATATTGCTAGTAAAACTGTTATTGATATTACTCTACCTAAGTCTCTTTCTTTATCTGTCATATTACCATGTATTTAGTCTTACCGTTTTCATGATAAGCTTTTAAACATCTTTTTCTGTTTTCACCTGGATTTACATAGCTTACGTGTACCCACGCTGGATTACTATCATCACCAAACTCCCATATCATTTGATCAAACTCTAAGTTTTCTTTAATAAACTTATACATATCACAATTTTTCATGTGACCAAACGTGTCGTCTATATCCATTGCTTGACCGTGACAATGTTGTGATTTTGCTGACCCACCGATTGCAGCATTAAGTTCAGGTCCACGATAAAACGAATTTATCTTTATAGGACCTCCTACGTGCATTCTAAGAGGTTCAAATACTTTTTCTGCTAATAGCTTCATGTTTTGTAAATGAGCATCAGAGGGATCGTTTTTTAAACCAAGTCTCAAAGCAGTTATACTATATACACCTTCTTTGTAACTTATATGTTTACTTATTTTATCCATTTTTAATTGCTTTTTTGACAGCTCTAGCTTTAGCTTTTATTTTAGCTGCTTTAGCTATTATAATATCATCTACTGTAGTTTTACTCCACAGTAAAGTCCATACGTCTTTCCAGTATTGTTTTGTTAATTTCCACATAATTTATTTATTTAGCATCCGCAACAAAACGGACAGTTAGGTATTCCACACATATCTTAAAATTTACTTGCATTATTAATTTCATTAATGGCTTCTTGAATATCGTTTAAATCTGCTGGTAGCATTAAATCTAAACCAGCTTTAAAAACAGTTTCTTTTATACCGTCTTTAAATATTATTAACGTGGGTGCCATACGAACCCTGTATTTCTTTTTTGCTTCAGGAGCTTTTGATATATCAACTCTATAATAAACAGCGTTTTTTATTGTTTCCCACTCAGCAAAGCAATTAGCTTCATTAAATTTAGCCCAAAACTCTACAACAATAGGTTTTGTTTCATCATCACCAAAAGCATTGTTACTGTTTATTTTATCTTCAAAATTTGAATCATCTATCCAATATTTTTCTGGAACGTCTTGTTGTGCAAATGATATAAATGGTATTAAAATTAAAATTAAAATGTTTTTCATTATTTATTTTTTTGTATTTCATATAATCTTTCATCAATTTTATCTAATTGATCTCTCATAGCCTCAACATCTTCTTGAGTATCCATAATTGTTTGGCGTATTAACTCGTCTTTCAGATCATACTCTATTCTATCAATAACTGGAGCGGGAAGCTCTTTCGCCTCAGCTATATCGGCTTGTAAAGTAAACCACATTGCTGCCAAGCTAAATATGCCTGCACCAGCTAAACCTATAGTTTTTAAATCTATTGTAACTTTAGTTTCTTCTGATATTTGTTTTGCCATTTTATTTATCTTTTAATTCTTCAATTATTGACATTAATTTGTCTACATCTTTCTGTAGGTATTCAATTCTTAAATCTTGTTTAGCATCATCAGGTAATGCACCCATTTCACCTCTTGGCCATTTAATTCTAAATTCATCGTTTAGTGTTTGGTTATATTCTAACCTAACAAGCGTGGAGTCTATAGCTCCTATTTTAGCTGTTAGATCAAACCATATACCTGCTATAGATATAATACTAACTATTATACCTATTAATGTTTTTATGTCAAGCTTTACTTGTGATTTTTCTGATAGTTCTTCCATTATCTAAAAGTGTAGTTTATACCAAAATTTGTTCCATATATTTTACTGTCCCAAAACTTGGTATACTCACCCTCTACAAATACACCCAAAGCTTTACTTACTTTCCAACCAAACATTAAACCTGCTTGGTAATCAGACCACTGTTCACCTTCAAGTAAATTATTATGGCCTCCAAGTCCCCAACTATTTCTATGTAAATAGCTAAAGTCTTCATTACCTTGTACATATTTGTGATAAGGTAATATCCAGCTACCATAAGCATGCAGCCAAAAATTATTTTTATAATGATAAAAATCAAAACCGACAACAGGAGCAACTTCAGCAAAAGGATCTAGCTCAGCCCAACGTTCTTGATTATATCTATTTAATAAACCAGGCATTACATCATCTCTAAATTGTCTATCTGTATACGCTACTGTAACACCTTCTTCGTTTCTCCAAAACCAATCATAATAATAATCACCTGTTACCCAGTCTATCATTTGATAGTATATATCTTCATAGCCATACTCATAACCTAATTCATACCAATAGTTAACTATACCACCGTTGTCATCTGTTTCATTTAACCATATTTCTACAGGATTATAACCATAAGGTCTTTGATGTGTTCTATATATTGCACCTGCAGATATACTAAATTTCTTACCAATAGGTAACCTGGCTCTTAATTCACCAGACTGATACTCAAATCCTACATTACCAGACTCTCTTGATTCAAATTTAGCAATATGATAATTACCAGTGTGTCTAATAAATAATCTCTTATTTTTAAACTCATCACCGTTGTGTCTTTGTTTTTCCCAATGTAACATGTATTCTAAACCTTGCACTGCAGCTGAAGGAGCTGATAATGCTACATTACTTTCTTTGCCATTATAAAAGTTTTGACCTTTTATTTCATAATCAAATCTAGCTAGCTTCCTAATACCAATTCCGTATCTATAATCAAATGGATGATATATAGTTTGATCAACAACGTCTGGTATCGCGTATAAGTTTTCTGGATCTGTACGTATGAAGTATTTAGGTTGTTCTTCTTTTGCATTACCTATGTTACCGGCAGCATAAAAAGTTCCGTACTTTAAAAAATCTTTATAAACTTCTTTAAAAAAGTTTTTCTTTTCTTCTTGAGCTATTGCATTAAAGCTTATAAATAATGCTAATATTGTTAAAATTTGTTTCATCTGTAGTAAAGTTGTTATAGTTTAAGTAATCACTTGTTTTCGCTATACTTTTAATAGTTATTTTATTTTTCTTGGGTTTGTAAGCTGTCTTGATCTAACTTTATTTTTTTCCTTTAACCTTGGATCTGGTTTAGGTTTTTTACTAGGCTCATCATCTTCTATACCTACTTGCCAAGTTCTCCAACCAAGAGCCACCGCCATACGTTGCCAAGCTTCATGTTCGTTGTTTAGCACTTCTCTTGTACTTTGTATTTTATAATATACTCTATCAGTAGGCACGTTAGTTGCAGCAGATATTAAGTTAGAACTAGCTTCAATAGCAGGGTTGTCTATATCAAGCCCCATCTGCATCATTTCTTTTTTATTAAATTTATAGGTTTGTAAAGCTGAATATGTTTTTCTAGCCTTACTGCCAATAGGTGGTGATATATTGAAAGCTTCAACTAACACATAACCGTAATCAGCTCTATTTGAAGGTTTATCAGATTGCTTTTTAAATTCCATTATTGTGTTTTTCAACATGGCTACTATAGCACCTTTTATACCCATACCTCTAAGTACTGAATCAGCCATACCATTTGCTATGTTGTTGTACTTTTCTTTTGCTTTTTCATCTTTCTCATCATCATCAAATGCTAGCGCAAAAATAGCATTTTGCATAGCGTTGAATACCAAGTTTTGCATACCTACGTAGTAAGTAACTCTTGACAACTGTATCATTCTACTTTTTGCTAAAGTATGATAACCACCTGTAACAGGATCTTTAACTCTTCTACCTTTAGCAAAATCTAATATTTCTTTCTTAGAAAACCTGTTGTACTGCATTGTTACGTTTTGAAATGCTAGTATCACTCTACCTAATGGTCCAGCTTGTTGTTTAGATATAAGATCTGGTCTACCTGATTGCTGTGTTGTTTCTGCTATTACTTGAAAATCTAAAAACGCTTGTTCTTCAGCAGCTTCTCTAGACATGTTTTTATTCTTCATGTATGCTTCTGTTCTATTTCTGTACATAGTAGAACCACCTAATGCAATTGCAAAACTATCAGCCATTTGTGTAAATACAAAACCTTTTTGAAGTAACACCGCAATAGCTTTTCTTACTGGATCTTTATGACCCTTAACTTGCTCACTTATTTCTTGCCAGTTTACATCCTGCGTCATACCACCACGTCTTTGTTTTAAGAAGTCAGAATTAAATATCATGCCAAAATCTTCCCAAAACTGAGTTTGATTAGCAAAAGCTTTACCAGCTGCAAATATATTATTATCTGAATAATTTATAAAGTTTGTAAAAGATATTGTTTGCATAACAGCTGATCTAGTGTTAAGAAACATAATAGTACCAGTTGCGTTATTAATCCAGTCCATCCATTTGTTAACGGCTTTATTTTGACCAAATGTTCTATTGCTACCTTTTTCTATTCTATATATAAGATCTTCTAATGCTTCTCTAAAATCAGTACCGTATACAGCTTGTACTTTATTTAAGTTTTCAGGACTAAATATTTCATTTTTATTTTCTACAAACTCTTTTAAATAATCAGATCTTTTACCTAATTGATTTATAGCTGTTAAATCTAAACCTATTGAGCTTGTTAACCAAATATCATCTGGCTTTACGTAACCTTCATCTAATTTACTTATTGCGCTTATTTTATTAGCAAAAGCCTCCATGTCAGGATCACCTTTAACAATAGCTGTAAGTTTTTTAACATCTGTTTTAGATAAACCAGGTATTTCCATACCATTTTTATTCCATAAATAAACTCTTATAGCTGTGTCATAAGTAAATTTATTATAACCAGTATCGTTCCTTAACATCTTATGTATGCTAGGCATTTCTTGTTTAAGAGCTTCGTAATCGTTTCTAATTTGTTGCTTAGCTCGATTTATAGCATCAATACCTCTAGTTATAGGTTTTAATAATGTTTCTTCAAAAAACTCTTTATGAGCTTCACCTTGCTTTCCCTTGCCTGCAAACTGTAATAATAAACCTCCAAAATCTTCTGCTGATGGCTCTATAAATATATTCCAATTACCAGTACCATCACCTCTTGCTTTACCAGCCGCGTCTGAGTATGTTGTCTCAGCTCTTATGCCTTTTGTTTCTTCTAGTATCTCGTTAAATCTTTGGCTTTTCTTACCACGCTTACTGTATACAACATCTTCTCTAGCTTGTTGTATATCTGATTTAACATCTACAATGTCTAGTACATCTTTAACAGCTTTAACGTTTTTAATAGCGTCATCAGCAAAGTAAAAATCATTATAACCATCAGCTGCTTTAGCTATCATAAAATCAGCTTTTGCCTCAGGCGTACCATTTTCTAAACCTGTTATATTTTCTAAAGGTATATCAACACCATTGTCTGATAAAAACTTTTTAATAGCTGGAGCTGCTGCCTGTGGTCTTGCTGTTAATATAAAAACATCTTTGTTACCAAACTTCTCTACACGCTTTTTAATAACATCAAACAAAGGACCTTTTTGACCTTTTTTTACTTCGTTAAATTCTGAAAAATCAAATATAGCTCCTTGTTCTTCTAAAGCAGCAGACTGTAGAGCAAACTGTGTTGCGTCTATTTTTATAAATTTACCGTCTTTTGTAGTTACACCAATCATGCTTTTTGTTTTAGCAATGGTGTCATCAAAGTCCATAACAGTTATACCTTTTTTAGGAGCGTCTGTTCTTCTTGCCATTTCAATAGCTTTATCTATTAAAGCTTCTTTACTACGTTTGCTATACACAAAGTTGTTTGAGCCAACGGTACCACCGTTTTCAAGATCATGTAACTCCATAAAGCTCATTACTTCTTTGTATCTAGTATCTAACGGATCTTTACCAAAC